AAAGATAAGGTAACTTTAGTTTCACCTGTGAGCATGCATGTTCATTTTGGTATGAGACATCTGGATTATGACCAGAGAAAGGAGAGAACCGTCACCATAGCGGAAAAGTATTTTGATGGGGATATTCCTTATGATAGGAAACATGACATCGCCGATGCGTTATGTATGATTGTGTATTACAACTTTAGAAATACAGTTCACTTCTTTGACAAGTTCAAATATTTTGCTAAGGTATAATAAATGCCAACCGTCAAACAAATTCAAAGTGCGCGTAAACAATTAAAGTCCACCCCAAAACCAAAGGGTAATAGCCCTAAGATTCCATCAGCCACACTTCTTAGAATTATAAAAGCAGACCCTAAAGTCAGACGTAACAAAGAGTTTATGAAACGTGTTCATGAACTCATACGGAAGAAGTAGATTTTTTCTTTTTCTTTTTCTTTTTCTTATCACTGATAATCTCTAAAGAGTTTACAATCTTCTCTAAAACCTGGGACATATTGTATGTACCTGGGTTATTCATATACTCTTTGAGCTGATCAATGTTATAGTCTAGGGACTTATTATCACCCTTAATCTGCTCATTGAGAATTACCATACGTCCTTTAGTCTCCTCAATTATTTCTTCAAACTCACCTTTACGGGTATTATATTCTTCATCAAGTTGATTGGCCATTCGAACAAGATATTGGTATTGTTTTTTTAGTAGTTCCCTTTTAATATCAGACTTCGCCATATTGATACGCCTATCAATATCATTCATATCACCCTCAATGAGGTCAGAAGATTCCATGTAATTTGTTTTCAAATTATTATTTTGAATACAAAGGCGACCGAGATTTTGTTCGTGTTGTGTGTATTCGTAATAAGAGTTACTCATATTATATATACTATTGGTTCAAAATCTTTATATCATTTTGGAACTTTACCTGATGTGATATCTTTGAAGTCGTTTATAAAGACGTCAAAACGTCCGAGACGGTACTGTACAATTGCCCATAAAAGGAAAAATATAGTTTTTGTAAACTTATTTATATCGTTATCTTCCATCTTATATATAGGGGATACAACCCTATGCATAAATGTTTCTTCCTTCTCTTGACCCGTCACATACATTTCAGCTTGAGTTAAAGCACATGTATCATCATTAACAGACCAGTGATAAAATAAAAATGGTATGAGTATCGAGTAAAACTCTAGATTACGTCTATTGTTAGTAAAAGGTACAATGATAATTGCAATCAAAAATACTAAATGAATCCAGAATATAATATTCATGTATTATAATATGAGTGAAGAAAATTATGGGGAGATTACCCCATCCTCATTGAAAAAGAAAGAATTAGAGATGCGAGAAAATAGTTGGAACGAGCATCATGAAACTGTATTACGTCAGTGGGGTGAAGCTTCTGCGTGTTATAGATACATGAACCACAATGCATATCTGATGTATAGGGTTTTATCTATGCGTTTTACTTTACCTGTTATTGTTCTATCAACTATTACTGGTACGGCTAACTTTGCCCAAGATCAATTTCCATTATCAATAAGGGGGGCGGTTCCATCTATCATTGGTGGTTTTAACCTGATTGCTGGTATAATTGCAACTGTTATGCAATTCCTCAAGATAAACGAACTTATGGAAAATCACAAGACTGCTACGTTAGCATATGGTTTGTTATCACGGAATATTAGATTGTGTTTAGCCCTTCCAAGAAAAGAACGTAGTGCGGATGGTCTAGACTTTGTCAATCTATGTAAAGCTGAATACGATAGATTGATTGAACAATCACCTTCTATCCCGACAGACGTTCTGAAGAAATTTGAAAAGAAGTACCCAATAGATGGTAAGTTTACAAAACCAGAAATTTTAAATGTAGTTCCAATACCTAGAATGAGAATGGACACAACTCTTGTGAAACGTATAAATCCAGTCAAAGCGTTAACACAAGGTGGACCTTTTCGTAAAATTGGTGACCTGATGGAAGCAAAAGAAGAATACGAACTAGCTATGGAAAAATCAATTAAAGATCAAGAGGATATATTTGAGGAGGATGAGGAGGGTGAGGATGATGAACTTAAATCACAGCCTGGAGACGAGATAGACGTCGAGCAAGGTAAATCAGAATGATAACCATAGATAGATTAGTTAAAGCAACACATACCGCATATGGTAAAATTTTCCTTTTTAAAGGTTCTACGATACGTTTATGTAGTGCGTCATTTTGAAGCACCAAATCTATAGCTTGATTAGTAAAGTCATCAATGGACTCTTTCATTAAAATAGTGAAACAAAAAAAAGAAGAGCATGTTGTTACAATTCATACACAACATATAGAATTATTGAAGCGATTCATAAAAGAAAGGAAGAATGTATTCATATGTGGCTCTTCGGGTGTTGGTAAAACGTATATACTAAAATCGGTATTAGATGAACAGAATAGTTTAGAAATCGAAAGAGAACATTTAAAGAGTACATCACACTTTCTTGACTTCATAAAACCAGCTGCAAAGCATGCATTTATTGAAGACTATGATTCCGATTTTAAAAGGATTGCAGAAAAAGTTTCAGATGGTGGTCGCATGACACGTGGTTCTCTTGTGATAACATCTACAAATATGTATATGTTTCCAAACTTCGAAACAATTTTTATACCAAAACACAAACCACAAAAACTCTTGTTACTCACAGATGATCGAACACTCAATGCTGAAAATGCTGCTACTAGATGTAATGGTAATATACGTGATTTTTTTTCATATTTAGAAGGTTCTGATATAAAAGATGTTTTCAAATCACCTAAAGAGTTTATAAAGGATATTTTAACAAACCCAAGATTAGAAATTATACCAGATACTGTGCACGAACATGGTCATCTTTGGGATATTTTTCAAGAAAACTATATCGATTCTAAAGGAGTTGATCTAGTAAGATCTTCTCATAGTTTTTCCCTAGCAGACACATATGATACGTATATGTACAAAACGGGTGATTGGGGTGTTATGCCATATTTCATACTCAATGCAATTTCTATACCAAAAAACTGTATAGGAGAACCACTAATTCGTGAAAATATTAGACCTGGGAGTTGTTGGACTAAATACGGTAACTATAAAATGAGGAACCAAAAAGTTAAAGATATCAAATCAAAAAATCAAAATAAATTGGGTTTAGAGGAACTCTGTCTTCTACAAAAATATGCGGAAAAAGGTGAACTAAGTAACCTCATATCTTATAAAATTACACCTCAAGATTTCGACGTCATTAATCATTTGTGCGTTGGGAATAAGTTAAAACAGAGAGACGTAACGAAAGTAAAGAAAGCACTCAAGAATGCCTATGACAGATGAAGAAAAAGAAATTGAGATCAACGACAGTGTTAAGACTATCGGAAATGAAATTCTCTTCTATGGTGACATAGATCGTGAAAATGCCCTAGAATTTGTTTTACAGTTCAAGAAGCTTGAAATTGAGATGTTGAAAAGGAAGGCTGAACTTGTTGGTTACGAACCACAGATACGCATATCTATCATGAGTGATGGTGGAGACATCTTCTCTGGTCTAAACATGATGAATGTCCTAGAACGCTCTAGGGTCAAGGTTATCACCATCGCCCAAGGTGCTTGTTGTAGTGCGGCTACCTTCGTATTCCTGGGTGGTTCAGAGCGTCGCATAGGGAAGAATGCATACCTTCTGATTCACCAACTGACTACAGAGTTTTGGGGTAATTTCCACGATCTCCGCAATGAGATGAAGACTTCTGAAAAGTTTATGAAGATGCTCAAGAAGATGTACATGTCAAAGACTGCAATTCCCGAGAAGAAGTTTAAACGTCTCATGAAGAAGGACATATACCTAAGCCCAGATAAGTGTATCAAGTATAAGATCGCTCACGTTGTTGATTGATCATTATATAGCGCCTATATAGACCTAGTATACATAGAATTATAAATAACATACATACTATATTCAAGTTCGTATGAATCTTATCAGGTTCTGGTAATCTAAGTCGCTCCATTCTAGCATAATTTATAACTGGTAAATAAGACATCTAGTTAAAGTGAAGAAATTAAATACGACTTTCCCCGTTGATGTAGCAGTTAGAGATTATGAATAATAGTAAGGTATATAAATGAACCTTAAAATTGCCATAGATGTTGATGAAGTTCTCGTTCACTTACTCAAACCCATGGCTAAATGGAAGGGTATAAAGTTACCAAAACAACAAAAATATAATTATCTTTACAGAGAAGTTTTCAACTGTACAGAAGAAGAATCACAAAAAATATTACATGAATTTTACTTTTCTGACACGTTTCATAATATGAAACCAATTGAAGGTTCACAAAACGCTATGAAAAATCTAAACGCGGTCTTTGACAAGATGTACATAGTGACGGGACGACAGGAAATTATTAGAGAACCCACTGAACTTTGGATTGAACATTTTTACCCAGGTGTATTCGATGATGTCATTATTACAAATAGTTTCACAGAAAATGAAATTAAAAAAGTTGACGTGTGTCGTGCTCTAGGAATTGGTTGTATAATTGATGATAGTGTGGGTACATGTAATGAATGTATAGACGCAGGTATAGACGCTCTAAACTTTGTGGGGGAAGAGATTTATCCGTGGTGTGAAAAAAGTGATATAAGTATTCATGGATGGATTAATATGCTTTAAGAAATATCGGAATATATAACAAATGGAGATACCAAAAAATCAAATATTTATTTTTGATGATGTAATTTCAGAAACTCTTTGTGACGAACTTATTAAAATAATTAATGAAGAGGCTACTAAAGAAGAAAAATGGGGAAAGGGTTCAAATGTTCAATGTAAAGGTATTATGGCTACATGTATAAAGGAGAGTGAAAAGTATGACAAAATCCTATTTGACATCCTACACGAAAAGATATTGGAATTACATAAATGTGATATAACGATTACAGGTGATTGTGGTTACAACTTACGCAAAATATCGGGAGCAACTAGACAACATAAAGATGGAATGGTTGGGAATCAAGATCATAAAGAAGTAAAGACGTTAGAACTCAGAACTATGTCTATTGTGATTGCACTTAACAGTGATTATCAAGGAGGTGAGTTTAGCTTTCCAGAACAAAATTTCATGATTAAATTGAAGAGGGGACAGATGTTAGCATTCCCCCCATATTGGACACATCCCCATTTTACAAATGCATTAATGGATGATACATATCGTTATACTATCAATACATGGTTGTATGGAAAATAATTCAACTATTTATAGCTTACATAACGTTACTTTTACTATTTGAGGTATGTCAAATAGTAAAAACAATAAATGCACTCAAAGGGTTTCGAACCCCTGACCTCAAGCTTACTAAGCTTGCGCTCTACCACTGAGCTATGAATGCGATATGCTGAGAGTGGGGTTTGAACCCACGCGTGCATAGCACAGACGATCTTAAGTCGTCCTCCTTAGACCACTCGGACATCTCAACAAAATAACCACCCCCCACGCCGATTAATATACACATCAATTCTTTAAGTAGAACTTTTCAATCTTTTAAAAACACTCTGCTTCCATCCAGCTGCCTCTAGTTGTTCTTTTGATGTAGCTTTAAGATCTTTAAATGTGAAAACACCTGTTGTAGATAACTCTTGCCATTCATGTAATGATATCTTTGATTCTCGTAATTCCTCTGGTGTCTTCTCACGTTGTTCTAAAATCCTTTCGTCCAGGTTTTCATCAGCTGCTCTCATGAGGTAATATGCCATCGCAGTAATTTCCTTTTCGTTAAAGTGGTCATCAGCGCCATCATCTAAATAACTTTTAGCGAAAGACTCTTTGATGAGAGTTCTCAACTCATCAAAATCTAAATCACCTCTACCATCATTGTCGGCATCTTTGAAACTTTTGGTGGCAACACACGCTTGGG